TCATCCTATCCAGCCAATAGGCTTGTTCAGGGCCGAACGTCCGCGCCGCATGGTATTTGAACAGCGCCAAGGCCAGCGGGTCGTGCCCCTTGTGCTTGTGCGTCACAATCAGCGGCGATGGTATCATGGCGGCTAGGTCTGTCCGCCGTGCGCGGCTGCTCTTGCTCTTGATGGCTTGCTCTATGTCGCGCAGCGTCAGGCGTAGGTTGTGTTCCCTGTTGATGTGCTGCAACACTGCGCTTCTGTCGCTGATATAGCCGCACAGGTGCTTTATCTGCTTGCGGACGGCATATTCCATTAGCTTTTGTCCCGCTTGCGGTATTTGCCAGTCTTAGGGTCGCGTAGAATTGCGTTGCGCTTCCAGAATAGCAATTCCGATGTGTCGCGTGTCCACATGGCTTGCCATTTGCTGCCGCGCTTAATGGCTTCCGATAGCAGCAACAGCGTGACGCCTTGCGATATTAACAGCATTATGATTGCAATTTGATAATGGTTCATTGGTCAATCCTCCAGTAGTAAAGTTAATAGGAATAGGGCGGCTCCGGCTAGAACCGCAATCATTCGGCCATATCGTCCCGTAGGGCGTTATTCTCGGCCACTAGGCGGTCGTATAGTATCTGCAATTCCTCTAGTTGCTCTTGGGCGTCCGATAGTTCGCCAAGGCGGTCAGCCAACACAATGGCTAGTTCGTCCATGCTGTCGCGGCCTTCATTGATTAGGCCGTCATCGTCCAACATCCGAAAATAGTTGCGGTCGTTTTTCATGTTATGCTCCTTGTGCTTTTGAGATAGCGCCTTTGATGATTGCGCGGATGTAATTGTAAACGTCTTCCTCATCACCTTGCGGCGCTAGGTAATCGTCAACGTGTTCTAATGCGGCCAACAGGTCAGGCGCGGCATCGCGCAGCATCTTGGCGCTGCGGTTGCGCTCTTGCGCGGCGGCTTGATAGTCAAATGGTGGCATTATGCTTCCCTCACTGTTTTAATGATTGCGTAGATTGATAGGGCGCCAACGCCCAAAAAGAATGTGATGATTGCAATGTGCGCTATCATGCTGCCAGTTCCTCTTCATCATCCCATTCGGCTTCATCATCCCATTCGGTGTAATAGGTTTGCGTATCGCCCTCGCCATAGAGTTCTAAAAATTCTTCGGGTGTAACGTGTTTGTGCAAGCATGGGTCGCTGCAATAATATTCATCGCCGCCCTCAATGACGTATCCCTCATTCATGCCCTTGCCGCATTCGGTGCATTGCCGAGCGTATTTAATGCCCTTGATAATCATGCGTCTGCTCCTATCGGTGCGTGATGTTCTGCGAGTGCGTCCCAATCGACTGCGTTAAGGTCAAGCATATCCCATATGAAGCCGTGGCTGTGGCTATCGCGTCCGATTAGTTCCTCAACATATTCCTCAACCATATCGCGTAGATATTCGGGAGAAAAGTCAAAGCCATCCTCGCGCAGTTCTGCCCAACCGTCACCGAACCATAGGTTTACTGTCCACGTTGCGGCATTGCGCCATCCGTTGCATGTATTGTCTGTCATAGTGTCTCACTCCTATTGATTGATGTTAGGCAAACTTGCCTGTGCGGGCGTAAACCATTGGGTTCTTTTCCACGCACAGACACTCACCTTCGGTGTGTCCGTATTTGATAGCCTTGGCGCGCATCTTGGCCTTGTTCTCCGGCGATACGCCGATGTTGCCGATGCAAGAGATTGCATATGTGTAAAGGTGAGTTTCCCACCAAGGTGTTTTGCGGCTCATGTCACTTTGCTCCTAAGTTAGTGTTGAAGTGCTGCAACCATTGCAGCGACGTATAGATAACAACGCCGGGCATCTCGCTGTTGGCGATTGTTTCGACATAGTCGCGGCTCCAAGTCTCAATGACAGGCTGGCCGTTGTCGGTGATTATCCAGCTATTGCAGCGGTCGCATAGTTCGGGGATATTTGTCATGGTTCTCACTCCATTGATGTGGGCGGCGCTAGGCCGCCCGATTGATGTTAGGCGGCTTCAACACTGCAGCGGTGGAACCAACGCTCGCGTTGCGTTGCCTTGTCATGGTCCATGACAACAAAAACAATCTCACCGTTGCCACCTGTTCGGGTGACTGTGCCAGCTTGCACTGTGCCGTATACGGTAACGGTAATGCGGGTGCCTTTAGTCATACTGAATTGTCCTTTACTGTTTAACTACCATCTCAATCGCATAGTTTGAGGGCATGGTCAAGCAACAAAATGTGTTGCGCTAAAAATAGTTGTGTTGGTGCAAATAAAACTGTGGATAACTTATTAGGGCGAAAGGGGTGAAAAGTTGTCATTTGTGGCGTTGTTTTTCATCGACAAATGACAACCGGAAAAACGGGAGAACGCAGCGGCTTTGAGGGGTGAGGGAAGTCAAGTTGTTATCAATATGATATTTGTTTACGAATAAAAAATAGAGGTATTATAATACCCGTAAAATATCGTGGGCGGTTGAAAACCGATGACAACTTGACAACTTGACGTTCCCTAGTTGGCTAATACAGTTTGAAGGCTTTCCCAAACTGGCGCGATTGACGTTAACGTCAACTCAACTCATCGCCGACTTGGATTGTCATGACAACTTGACAACCGGCCAGTGCAATATGTTGCAGTGCAGCATAGCCAGCCAGCAATATGTTTTTTACTGACACTGTTGTCAGCAGGAAAGGAAAGGCCAACCGAAAATCCAGCACATAGAACAAAGCCAGAACGCGTCGAGCAGGGGGGTGGGGGGTAGAGGGCCGAGCGCCGCGTGACTGTCACGGGCACGGTACGCAAACAATTTTTATTTTTTTTAAAATCTCACTGCACCAAAGCCTGTTGCGTATCTGCGCGCAGTAGATTATTGTACGTCCAATGACTTTCTACTCACTGCCATTTACACCAGAGCGGACGCAAGCCACCGAGGCGCGGCTGGAGGCAATCTATGAAGCTGCCCGCTACGGCCTGAAGGGTGATAGTCTGGCGATGGCCGCCGGATTAACCCCGCGGCAGTTCCGCGTGCTGGCCGATGCAGACCCGCTGGTGGAGATGGCTGAGATCAAAGGTCGCAGCGACGGCGAGTACACAGCGGCTAAGACCATGTACGAAGCGGCGCGCGACGGCGACAGCAAAGCTGCGCTGGAAATACTCAAGCATCAGCACGGCTGGGTAGCCAAGCAGCAGATCGACGTGAACATCGACCAACAGATAAGCATTACAGGCGCGCTGGAAAAAGCACAGTCGCGCGTCATCGAGGGGCTGTACACTGAACTGCCCCAGCTAGAGGATAACACACATGCAACAGCCGATATATTCAGCGCAAGACGAGATGGAGTTGATGGCGCGGCTGTGGTCGCCCACACTGAAGGATGACCCCCTAGCATTTGTGCTGTATACATTCCCGTGGGGCCAAGCAGGCACACCGCTGGAACATTTCCCCGGACCGCGCAAATGGCAGCGCCAGATACTCTCAGACCTGCGCGACCACATCAAAGCGAACAACGGCAAGGTTGACTTCGACACTGCGCGGCTGGCGATTGCGTCAGGACGCGGTATCGGCAAGTCAGCCCTAGTCTCATGGCTTACGATATGGATGCTGTCGTCAAGGATCGGCAGCACTACCATCGTGTCGGCAAACTCTGAAGCGCAGCTACGTAGCGTAACATGGGCAGAAATTACCAAGTGGCTGGCAATGTCACTCAACAGTCACTGGTTCGAGATAGCAGCCACACGCATCATGCCAGCCAAGTGGCTGACGGAACTGGTCGAGCGCGACCTAAAAAAAGGCACGCGCTACTGGTCAGTCGAGGGCCGGCTGTGGTCCGAAGAGAACCCTGACGCATACGCTGGTGTCCACAACTTCGACGGTGTGATGCTGATCTTCGACGAAGCCAGCGGTATACCTGACAGCATCTGGTCGGTCAGTGATGGTTTCTTCACAGAGAACACGCCGCACCGTTTCCATCTGGCCTTCTCCAACCCGCGGCGGAACACTGGCTATTTCTACGAGACGTTCCACAGCAAGCGGGCGTTCTGGACAACACGCGTCATCGACGCCCGCGATGTCGAGGGTACAGACAAAAACCTGTACCAGCGCATCATCGACGAGTACGGGCCAGACAGCTACCAAGCCAGTGTCGAAGTCTACGGTAACTTCCCGTCAGAAGGTGACGATCAGTTCATCGGCAGCAATCTGGTCGATGACGCCATGAAGCGCCCACCCATCAAAGATGACAGCGCCCCCATCGTCATAGGGGTAGACCCTGCACGCTTCGGTGCTGACGCTACCGTCATCGCCATACGGCAGGGCCGTGACATCTTGGAGTTGCGGCGACACCGCGGCGCAGACACAATGGAAGTGGCCGGCTACGTCATCGACGCCATAGAGCAGTTCAAGCCTGCGTTGGTCTGCATCGACGAAGGCGGGCTAGGCGCAGGCGTCGTGGACAGGCTAAAAGAACAGCGGTACAAGATACGCGGCGTGAACTTTGGCAATAAGGCCAAAAACCAGATCATGTGGGGCAACAAGCGCGCAGAGATGTGGGGTTCCATGCGAGATTGGCTACGCACAGGCCATATACCCAACGACAGGTTCCTGAAGACCGACCTCATCAGTCCGCGCACCAAGCCGGACAGTAAGGGGACATTGTTCCTCGAAAGCAAGAAGGACATGAAGTCACGCGGGCTGGCGTCACCTGACGCAGCGGACGCCATAGCGGTGACATTTGCCTTTCCTGTAGCATCTAAAGACCCACGACAAGGACGCGTTGACAGACGCTCCTCAAGCGGGTATTCTCCCGCTGGATATTCTACATCTTGGATGGGCAGCTAGTGGCAGACAAGAAAAAATCAGTTTCGTTGTCCGTTGGCAGAGGCGAGAAGTTGCCTGTGTCAAAGGGTGCGGGGCTGACTGCCGCTGGTAGAGCGAAATATAACGCTGCAACAGGCAGCAAATTGAAGGCGCCAGCGCCCAATCCGAAGACAAAAGCCGATGCTGGGCGCAAAGCGTCGTTCTGCGCCCGCATGGGTGCAGTGGCTGCTAAGGCTAAAGATGGCGAACGCGCCAAAGCTAGTTTGAAAAGGTGGAAATGCCCATGAAACCCGGACTATATGCCAACATTCACGCCAAGAAAGAGCGGATCGCCGCTGGATCAGGCGAGAAAATGCGTAAACCGGGCGCTAAAGGCGCCCCTACAGCCAAGGCTTTCAAAGAAAGCGCCAAAACAGCCAAATCAGCTAAGAAGGGTAAGTAAATGCCAGCTAATAAATACACCAAAGCCCTGTATAAGACAGGCACTGTAAAGGCTGAAAAGGCTGCAATGGCTAACCGCGACCCAGCCCGCGCACGCGCAGCCATGAAAGCTGTAGCCCGCGAAGGCACGACACGCGGCGCAGAGATGGTAAAGCCTGCCAAGCCAGTGCAAGTCATCCGCACGACCGTGTCGATGAAGCCAACGCCAACAAAGAAGAAATAAAGTGCCTCTGGTCAAATCGCCCAGCAAAGCCGCGTTCCGCAAGAACATCAAGGCCGAGGTAAACGCCGGAAAACCTGTCAAACAGGCGGTCGCAATCGCGTACAGCGTGAAGCGTGAAGCCGCTAAAAAAGGTAAAAAGTAACCACAATGGCTGATCCGACAGGAATTAACAAGGTAGGCGACGTAGCTGACATCGGTAGCGATCCAGCGAACACCCGCGGCGACCCTGATACAATGGCAACTATGCGCCATCGGCTACAGATGTCGATGGCAGCCTATTCGGACAGCCGTGAAGACGAACTGGACGACCTTCGGTTCATGGCTGGCAGCCCTGACAACCAGTGGCAGTGGCCTGCTGACGTGTTGGCGACCCGCGGTGCGGTGCAAGGCCAGACAATTAACGCACGTCCCTGCTTGACAATTAACAAATTGCCGCAGCACGTCCGTCAGGTGACGAACGAACAGCGTCAAAACCGGCCTGCGGGTAAGGTAATACCTGTCGATGACAATGCTGACATTGAAGTGGCAGCAATCTTTGACGGCGTCGTGCGGCACATCGAGTATATGTCCGACGCTGACGTAGCCTACGACACAGCCTGCGACAACCAAGTCACCTACGGTGAAGGCTACATCCGTCTCATTACGGAATACTGCAACGAAGAGACTTTCGACCAAGACGTGCGGATTATGCGCGTCCGCAACTCGTTTAGCGTCTACATGGACCCTACGATCCAAGACCCATGCGGCGCAGACGCTGAATGGTGCTTTGTCACGCAGGACATGACGAAAGACGAGTATGAGCGCGAGTTTCCAGACGCAACGCCCATTTCGTCGATCCTGTCAACCGCTGTCGGCGATGAAAGCATGTCGGCATGGCTTGACGAAGACACTATCCGCGTCGCGGAGTATTTTTACTACAAGCGCAAGCGCGAGACGCTGAACCTGTATCCAGATAACGTCACGGCGTTCAAAGACACGCCGATGGATAAGCAACTGCGCGCCATGTACGGCAAGCCTGTCCGTAGCCGCGAAGTAGACCGCAAAAAAGTCATGTGGATGAAGACCAATGGCTATGATGTGCTGGACGAACGCGAGTGGCCGGGCAGTTGGATACCTGTCGTGCGCGTCGTAGGTAACGAATTTGAAGTGCAAGGACAGATTTACGTGTCCGGTCTGGTGCGGAACGCCAAAGACGCGCAGCGTATGTACAACTACTGGACCAGCCAAGAAGCAGAAATGCTGGCGTTGGCGCCAAAAGCGCCCTTTATCGCCTATGGCGGTCAGTTCGAGGGCTACGAGAACCAGTGGAAGACTGCCAACACGACCAACTGGCCGTATCTGGAAGTCAACCCAGACGTTACAGACGGCGCTGGGAACGTATTACCGCTGCCACAGCGTGCAGCACCCCCGCTGCCCCAAACAGGGCTGATACAAGCTAAAATGGGCGCTGGTGAGGACATCAAGTCCACTACCGGTCAATATGACGCATCTTTGGGCGCGCAAGGCAACGAACGGTCTGCAAAAGCCATCACCGCACGCGAAAAGCAGGGTGATGTTGGCACGTACCACTATGTAGATAACTTAGCCCGTGCGATCCGTCACATTACACGCCAGCTTGTCGATATTATACCTAAGATTTACGACACACAGCGCATCGCGCGCATCATCGGCGTTGATGGCGAAGTTAGCATGGTCAAAATGGACCCTATGCAGCAAGAGCCTGTCAAGGAAATTCGTGACCAAAATGGCGGTCTAATTGAGAAAATCTACAACCCGTCAATCGGCACATACGACGTTATGGTCACTACTGGCCCCGGCTACATGACCAAGCGTCAAGAGGCGCTCGACGCCATGTCGATGATTCTGCAATCCAACCCGCAGCTTTGGACTGTGGCCGGCGATTTGTTCATCAAGAACATGGATTGGCCCGGAGCGCAGGAAATGGCGAAACGGTTCAAGAAAATCCTCGACCCGAAAGTCTTGGAAGAAGGCGATCAGTCGCCAGAAATCATGGCAGCCAAGCAACAGATTGAAGCCCTGTCGCAGGAACTCAACCGCGTCTCTGACATCATGGAGAATATCCAAGATAGCGCAGAGCAGCAGAAAATCTCCATCGACAGGTACAAGGCTGAAGTGCAGGCTTACGAAGCCGAAACCAAGCGTATCTCTGCGGTACAAAACAGCATGACACCTGAGCAAATTCAGGATATTGTCATGGGTACGATTGCAGGCGCGCTGGATACAGGCGACTTAATCGGCGGTTCACCTGAAATGCGCGAAGTACCGCAGATGGACGAACAGATGCAGCAAGCCCCTGAGATGGGCGAACAGCCTGAGATGCCGATGGAAATGCCAATGCAAGAACAAGCCCCTGAAGGAATGATGTAATGAGTTGCGCTGATTTTGTAGGTACATTGTTTCTTGCGCGTGACGTGGCACACTCGACGCATCTGAACACACGCAGCTACGCAAAGCACAAAGCGTTGCGGAAGTTTTACAGTGAAATCATTGACTTGGCGGATAAATACGCGGAAGCCTATCAAGGCAAATACGGCCTCATCGGTCCTATTTCGCTTATGTCAGCTAAGAAAACCAACAACATTGTCGAGTTTCTTGAAGGTCAAGTAGACGAACTGATGGAAATGCGGTATAAAGTCGTCGATAAGGATTGCACCCCAATCCAAAACATTATCGACGAGATTTTTGGCCTGTATTACAGCACGCTGTATAAACTGAAATTTCTCGCATAAGGACGCGCTATGGAACTCTTAAACCCACTAAGCAAAGCTGATTATCCTGCGTACAGCGTAGCCTACACCGGCACTGCTGGTAACACATCCACATGGCCTCCCGGCGCGCAAGGCGTTGTGGTCTGGTCGGATCAGGCTTGCTACGTCGAAGTAGGCGTAGGCGCTGTCGCTACGACCGCCAGCACGCCAATCCCGCCATTTACGCCAATTCCTTTTGTGTTGACTGTCAACACGAACGGCTCACCTTGGCGCGTGAGCGCCATTCAGGTGTCCACAGGCGGTACGGTGTACGCCAAGCCGATTAACCGGAACTGATACATGGGCTTTGGCGGCGCTCTTCGTAACGGTGTGGCTTTGGGTCTGGGAAGCATTATCTCGTTCTTTTCGGGCTATGGTCCCGATCAAGCGCAAGGTAATCTTGAAACTGAAAATGGTGACAACCTCGTCCAAGAGGACGGCGGATTGCTGCTGCTGGAGTAGATAAATGGCTGATAAGAAAATCTCGCAACTTACCGCGGTCACAACTCCGCTGGCGCTTACTGAAGAACTGCCCGCCGTACAAAGTGCGACCACCAAAAAGGTGACGGTGCAGCAAATGCTCACCGGCGTCATTGTTACTGAAGCCACCACAGCACGCACGCTGGGCGCCACCGACAACGGTAAGATTATCTACTGCACTAGCGGATCGGCAACGACGATCACTTGCGCGGCAGACCTCGGCGCAGGCTTTAACGTGACAATCATTCAGGGCGGCGCGGGCAAAGTCACTGTCGCGGCTGGCGGGCAGACGCTAGTATCTTACTCATCGCTGTTTAGCACGATGGGCCAATATGCGGTGATTTCACTTATCTGTCCAGTTGCCAACACTTTTGTGGCGGCGGGCAACCTCGGAGTTTAGTAAATGTCAGTAACTCCTTCCCCCATTGGTGGGTTCGCGGCTCAGTTCTTTGATAACAACGGCGTTATCCTGTCGGGCGGCAAGATATATACCTATGCTGCCGGCACAACTACGCCGCAAGCGTCCTACACCAGCGCGGCTGGCGTTACGCCGCACAGCAACCCTATCATTCTGGATAGCGCAGGACGCGTACCGGGCGGTGAGATTTGGCTGACTGACGGTCTAGTCTATAAGTTTGTCATCGAGACAGCCACAGGCATTTTGCTTGGCACTTACGACAACATCACTGGCGTTAACTCGAACTTTGTCAACTACACGGTGCAGGAAGAAGTCATCACGGCTACTGCCGGTCAGACTGTGTTCAACCTTTCGACGATCAACTACACGCCCGGCACGAACTCGCTGACAGTCTACATCGACGGCGTAAACCAGTATGTTGGCGACAGCTATCTGGAAACGGACAGCGACACCGTGACGTTTACGGCAGGGCTGCACGTCGGCGCTGAAGTCAAATTTACCACAGCCGTTCAGACAACCACAGGCGCTGTAGACGCGTCGATTGTTAGCTATGAGCCACCGTTTGCAAACAGCGTTGCCACAAACGTGGAAGCTAAACTGGCCCAATATATTTCGGTTAAGGACTTCGGCGCTGTTGGCGATGGTGTTGCTGACGATACGGCGGCTATTCAAGCGGCTATGAATGTTGGTGGGACAGTTTGGTTCCCTACGGGCACATATAAAATCACCGCACCACTAACCAGATCAACCACTGGCCTTGTACTTATGGGCGCTGGCATTGACGCGACAATCATCATTGCTGCCTCGACGTTTACTGGCGCGTCAATGTTTACGCTCGGCAACAAAAATGGCACTGCTGAGTGCCGTCAAATTAGTATGCGCGATATTTTAGTCAACTGCGATGGCAATGCCGATTGCGGCGTTGAGCTTTATGGCTTGCGTGATGGCTCTACGTTTGAAAGCGTCTATATCTGGAAAATCCGCAAGTTTGGATTGCGTACTGGCTGGACGAATACCGGCGTAGGCGCACCGGGGACAATGAACCAAGGCTTGCTGTTTAACAACGTGCAAGTGCTTGGCGAAGATAATTCACCCGTTACTGACGGCGCGTATTATGATTTGTCGGGGTTGTATGAAAGCACCTTTATCAACTGCAAGGCGCTCGGGTACAGCAACTCCGTGCATACTAACGTCGATGGCTGGCGGATTGGCGGCGTTGCTACCGCAGGACTAAGCGACGCTGACGCGCAAGGTGTGCGCCTTATAAACTGTTCAGTCGGCAATCTTTACGGCACGGGCGTTCGCGGGACGTTTTTCGGCGCGACTTTTTGGTCTAGCGCCGACGCGATGACTTGCGAGAACGTAGAAGGCACGACGTTTGCGTTTGAGCAAGCAAAGTCTACAGGCACAGTAGCGGATCAGTACTCACCTGCATATTGCTCGGTTAATGCTCCACGGATGTATAACCCCGCAGCCGATACAGGTGTCAATGCTGTATGGTTCAAGTTTGACGACGCTTCGGCCCAGTGCCTTGCCAACAACGTAGCAAACATGGTTCCCCTATCAGGGCAGAAACTAGCGCAATTTCTTGGCACTGCCGCTCTGTGTTCGGTTGAATTTATTGGTGGAAACATAGCTGCATCAGGTCTTGCGGCTTTCATTGATTTTTCAACGGCAAATTTCACAAACTATGTCCGTGTTTTGAACGGAACGGATACAAGCGGCAGCATTAAAACAACCGCGGTGTATTCTGACGAAGGTTATTCTATCCAGCGTCTTTCTAACGGAACTACCGTTGAGCATACGCAGTTTTACACCGATATTAAACTAGCAGAAGATTTGCGAATTTCGCGGTCGGACGGCACTCGCGTCGCAACTGTAGACGCCACTACTGGTGCGTTTGTTTTTAACAAAGCAATCATGCCTACAACCGCTGTCGGCGTTACCGGCCAAGTATGGTATGACCCTACTGCTGGCAATGCGCTGAAGGTGATATAACGTGATAACACCTGCATACTCCCCAACAGCTACTGAACGTGTTCTTCCGCGCATGGCGTTGGATTTTACAACTGGCGTTCTTGATCCCCGTGTTACGTTTACGCGTGCATCGACAGCTACGTTTGTCGGCAGCAACGGCCTCATTCAGACGGCTGCAATTAACGCGCCTCGTTTTGATTATAGCCCAAGCACTTTAGCCCCCAAAGGTTTGTTGATTGAAGAACAGCGAGCAAATCTTTTTGTCCAAAGTCAATTTCAAGCAAGTTGGACAGCAAACGCTGGGACAACCACGTTTCTGGGGACATATGTTACGTCACCTGACGGAACGGATAACGGTCGCATCCTTAATGACACAAGCGCCGCCGCGGCTGCATATGTTTTTCAAAGTGTTTCGTTTACGTCTGGCACTGTTTATACACTCTCTGTTTACGTCAAAAAAGGTGTTTCTAGATATTTCGCACTGACTAGCTTTACGCAGTCTGGCCGTGCGCTTTTCGATCTTAACAACTATTCGCTTTCATCGGTCACTGGTATCGTCACGAGTGCTACGATTACAGATGCTGGCGGCGGATGGTACCGCTGCACAGCAACAATGACCGCAAGCGCCACCGGCGCCAATAACCTCGGCTTTGGTGATTTTGAAGCAGGCCCTACAGGCGACCTATATTATCTCTGGGGCGCTCAAATCGAAGCAGGCGCATTTGCTACCAGCTACATCCCCACGGTAGCAAGCCAAGCAACACGCAATCCTGACCTTGTAAGCATGACGGGGACGAACTTTAGCGATTGGTATAATGCCAGTGAAGGCGCTGTTTTTGTTCAAATCTTTCGAGGAGATGCAACAGGTTCGTCTCGCGGCGCATGGCGTATAGACTCAGGCGCTACTAACAACGGCATGGATTACCGTCCATACGGATCAAACAACACAGTTAATATTAGCGGTGCATCTCAAGTGGATATATACCCCGGTGGCGGCGTTGCGAACTCTGTTGTTCGAAATGTTTTTGGATATAAAGTTAACAACTTTGCGGCTGCCACAAATGGTGGGGCGGCAGTCACTGATACACTGGGCAACCTTCCAACTGTTAACCAGATGGTTATCGGAGGATTGTCTTCTGCTACTGGGCAGATTTTGTGCGGCCATGTGCAGAAAATGTCTTATTGGCCGCAACGCTTGACCGAAGCCGAAATTAGAGCATTTTCAAAATAGGATTTTACCATGAGCCTCACCAAAGCAACTTACTCTATGATCGACGGGGCAACGCTGAACGTGCTGGATTACGGCGCGGTTGCTGATGGCAATTTTTCTGGATCGGCTTCTGGCACAGATAATCTTGCTGCATTTACGGCAGCACTAACAGCCGCTGTGACTACAGGCGTTAACGCAGTTTATGTACCAGCAGGGATTTATTATATCTCCGCTGGATTAACCCTTCCTCGCGGCGTCACGTTGTTTGGTGAAGGTACGGCTCATATGCCCGTATGGACTAGCGGCTCTAATCGCCGCGGAACCGTCCTGCTGATTGCGGCGGCAAATGGCAGTGATTGTATTACGTTTGATACGGCAGTCAATTCAGGTCATAGCGTGCTGCGTAGTATTACGATTGCCCACGTTGGATCGTTAACCAATCGTTCGGTTGTTTACATTGCCAATCATCTTTATCCGATTATGGAAAATGTTGAGCTTTTCAGCCTAGTTATATCAACTGGCGCGGGGCTTTATCTCTACGGATCAACGCTGTGGGGTAGTTTTAACAACGTCATTGCAGTTTGCCAAAACACTGGCGGCGCAAACGAGTATAGTTTCAGGTATGGCTTGCGAGTTTATGGTGTTGATGCAGTTACAGTTGCCAACGCCAATTCTTTTAACGCAGGGCAATTTGTTGGGACTTGGGCAGGTGCTATTTTTGACGGCGCAGCAGGAGATACTGGTGCATTGTCAGTTGTATTCCACGGAACAAAATTTGACTTGAACTGGAATGGTACTGCCGTTCCTACATATCTCGCAACTGGCACTGGCCTTTTTGATTATGCAAGTGGCCCTGTATATATAACGCCTGTAGTTCAGGTTACCAAAGGTCGGGACATTGCGTTTCATGCCTGCTATTTAGAAGCTGCTGGAGAACCGGCAACATACAATGACGGCACAAATGGCGTCCATGATCTTGTTCCTGTTTTTCTAAACGAAAATGTTACAAACAACAGTGGCACAGGCGTTCTTGATTCCAACTGGAACAATGTATTCCCCTACGATACGGCAGTAGAAACTCTTATAGACCCGACAACAGGCGGGTATCGTCACAGTTCACGTAAAGTGCCTGTATTGACAGCTAGGCAAAACACCCCGCAATCCATACCAAATAACACATGGACAGCGGTTAATTTTGATACCTTTTTGTTCGGAAATAATAGCCATTTAAAATACGACGCAGCAACTGACGCAGTGATTTGCACAACAACAGGGACATATCTTGTTACGGCGCAAGTTGGTTATGATGGGTGGGCGACTACAAGCACGATTGCGCGTATGCGTGTTTCTTTAAGCACGGGCGTTAATTTTTCAGGTGAAATAAAGCCGCAGCAAGGGGCGGGTGTTGGCATTATAATTCAGCAAAGCTGTGTTGTGGACTTGAGCGCAGGCGATACTGTAACCATCGAAACATTGCAAACGCAAGGAACGGCGCAGAATACCGCTGCAAACTTTAGTATTGTTAGCGTTGTTCAGATTTAACACAGATTGCCAGACTGCATTAGATAAAGGACAAAGACCATGTTAAAAGCAGCACCAAACCACAGGCTTTGATAGTATGAAAGATTTATACCTAAAAACCCTCACTGAAGCTGACATGAAAGCTGCGTTGATTGCGGCTGGCATTGTCACTGAGCAGACCATTGCTACCGAAGACGGCGACGCAATCTTGCAAGATGTGACGGCTCTTGTTCCAACAGAAGGCTTCTACGTCGATCAGATTGGCCCGTTCTCGAAGGTCATTGGTTACGATGAAAAAGAAGAACCTATCTTGGAGAACTATCCCGATTGGCACACCAACCTTCGCGGCAGTTTTGACGAGGCGCAGTTGGCATTGCTAACACCCTTGAGCGTTGAACCTACAGTGCCTTACCGCGTGTGGGCTTAACTAACATGATTGCCAGACTGCATCAAATGATGTAGTCTGGCCTACAACCGTACTGATGCGGCTCATCAGGAACTCTTTAAGGGTTAAACATGGACGATAATGTCTTTACCGAAGCGGATGCCTCCGCGCCAGAACTCGAAGCCACGGCAGCAATCGAGCCTGTAGAAAACACGACGCCGGAAGAGCAGTCTGCTGAACAGGAAGCCTCTAAGTCCTTCTCCCAAGAAGAGCTAGACGCCATCGTAGGCAAACGACTCGCAAGAGAGCAGCGTAAATGGGAACGCGAACAGGCTCAAAGAGCAGAGGAAATGCAGGCGCGGCAGCAGCCGATCTACGACATTACCCCTGAACAATTTGAGACTTACGAGGATTACGCAGAGGTTTTGGCCGAACGTAAAGCCGAAGAACTGCTGGCACGCCGTGAAAAGGACAGCCAGCAACGTGCAATGCTAGAGTCTTATCACGAACGTGAAGAGGCAGCGCGGGACAAGTATGATGACTTTGAACAAGTCGCATACAATCCCAACCTTCCAATCACCGACGCGATGGCGATGGCAATACAAGCGTCCGATATTGGTCCCGACGTGATTTATCACTTAGGGCTTAACCAAAAAGACGCCCAGCGTATTTCGCGTATGGACCCCATTTTGCAAGCTAGGGAAATTGGTATGATCGAGGCGCGGCTTACAGCCGAACCTACGTTCAAAAAAACCTCCAACGCCCCGGCACCGATTGCACCTGTCACTGCCCGCACCTCTGGTGCGCCGACATTTGATACGACAGACCCACGGGCCGTAAAGTCCATGAGTACGTCAGATTGGATTGAGGCAGAACGGCAACGGCAGATCAAGAAGTTCGAGGCACAACGCAACAGATAATTTAGGATTATTACCATGTCTAACTCGATTTTAACAATCGACATGATCACGCGCAAGGCGCTTGAGATTCTCGAAAACAACCTTGTTCTTACACGTAACGTAAACCGTCAGTACGACGACAGCTTTGCTGTTGAAGGTGCTAAAATTGGTTCAACCCTGCGTATCCGTCTTCCAGACCGCGCACTTGTAACTGATGGCGCAGCCCTTCAGGTACAGGACGACAACGAGCAGTTCACAACTCTGACCGTTGCCAACCAGAAGCACATCGGCGTCAACTTCACGACTGCTGAATTGACCATGCAGTTGGACGATTTCGCAGAGCGCGTTCTCAAGCCACGTATCTCGCAGCTTGCTTCGAGCATCGACGCAGACGTTGCCAACGCTTACGCGACCATCGGTAACTCGGTCGGCACGCCCGGCACTACGCCAGCTACTTCGGCTGTTCTTCTTGCTGCACAGCAGAAGCTCAACGAAAACGCCGCCGTGATGTCGCCACGTTATGCCACTGTCAACCCAGCCGCAAACGCTGGCTTGGTAGAAGGCATGAAGGGCCTCTTCAACCCAACTGACACGATCAGCAAGCAGTTCAAGAACGGCATGATGGGTACTGGCGTACTTGGTTTCGACGAAATCAATATGTCGCAGTCCATCAAGCAGTTCACCACTGGTTCGCGTACTGCAACCGGCGGCACGACTTCGGCGGCTGTTACGACAGAAGGTGCAACCACCATCGCCATCACTGGTGCTGGTAACGCTGCTACTGTCAAGGCTGGCGACGTGTTCACTGTAGCTGACTGCTTTGCAGTTAACCCACAGACCCGTGAAAGCACAGGTTCGTTGTTCCAGTTCGTTGCGTTGGCTGACGTCACGCTCAACGGCTCTGGTGCAGGCAACATTACTGTTGCACCTGTTTACTCGGCTGCTCACGCTCTTGCCACTGTCAACACACTGCCCGGCAACAGCAAAGCTGTAGTGTTCGTTGGTGCGGCTTCTTCGCAATACGCGCAGAACCTCATCTACCACAAGGACGCCATCACCTTCGCAACCGCCGACCTTCTGCTCCCACAGGGCGTAGACATGGCATCGCGTCAGGTACACAACGGCATCTCGCTTCGCGTTGTTCGTCAGTACGACATCAACAACGACCGTATGCCTTGCCGTATTGACGTTCTGTATGGCTACAGCACGATCCGTCCGCAAATGGCCGTTCGGATGTGGGGCTAATTTAATCATGGCCCTCGGTTCGCCGGGGGCCATAACTTTTCAGGAGATTTATCATGGCATTACCAAATGGCGGTTCCGCCTATCAGGTTTCAGATGGCAACGTTGATGCAGCCAAGCTGCTCGGCGGCTCGATCCTTACAGCTTCATCGGGCGCAGGCATCTATTTTCTTACAACTGCCGTAACGGCAAACAGCACGACAACCGACGCCCCTGCGGGTTCGATTGGCGTGACCACGAACGCAACCGGACTTGGCAAGATGTTCATTTCCGATGGCACTAAGTGGCAGTTTGCTGTTGTTGCGTAATTAATTTTGGGCGGCTTTCGGGCCGCCCATTTTCAGGAGTAATAACATGCCCAATACTAAAGCAGTAGGCGTTGCTTACGCCGACCCTGAGTTTGAAAGCGTTACCGTTACCGGCACGATGAGCGCCGCATCGGTCGTTTCAACGGCTGCCAGCGGTGCTGTTGCGTCTAACGCCAGCGCAGGCGTTTACATTCTCAGCACAGCGATTACCGCTAACTCAACCACCACTTCTGCACCTGTAGGTTCGCTCGGCATTACGACAAACTCTACTGGCCGCGGCAAGCTGTTCTACTCGGACGGCACCAAGTGGCAGTTCATGGCAATCAGCTAACATAGTGGACGGCTTTCGGGCCGTCCATTTTACGGAGTTTCTATGGCTGTCATCTATCTTGTTCACGAAGTCCACGGCGCAAAAGTCGCTATTTCAGAAGAAGAAGCGATTTCTGATGAATATTTTGGTTGGGAACGCTATAATCCTGACGCGCCTGTAGAGGCGCCAGTAAACGAAATGCCGGCGCGCAATAGTCGTCGCCGCACAACGCAGGAAGACTAACCAATGGAAACGGCTGGGGACATCATTAACGGATCGCTTAGGCTGCTAGGCGTTCTGGCAGAAGGCGAAGTTCCATCGGCTGAGACATCGCAAGACGCTCTGCGCGCCATGAACCAGATGATTGATAGTTGGAACACAGAGCGCCTGTCCGTCTACGCAACGCAAGACCAAATATTCACATGGCCCGCAGGGCAAATATCGCGCACGCTTGGGCCTTCCGGCGACTTCGTCGGCAACCGCCCTGTCCTGCTTGATGAATCGACGTACTTCGTCCAGCCCGGCACCGGCG